GAACCTGGTCGGGACGGGCGGGTCGTCGCAGTCGGCACTCAACGCCGTGTCGGCGAACAGCGCGTTCTCCTGCGTCGAGGTGTCCGGGACCGAGGTAAGCCGGGGCACGGTGAAGATCGCGCACCACGGGTACTCGGACGGGTCGGATTCCGGCGCGGCCGGCGTCTCGATCGACTTGCAGACCTCCGTGGGCGGCAGCACCGGCACCGCCGCGCAGGGGGTCTTCATCACGAGCACGACCGACGCCATCCCGGGTGGCAACGCGGTTACCGTCCGGTACAACAGCCAGGACTGGTTCGTCGTCAAGGGCAACGTCGGAGCGGGTAACGGCATTGTCGGGATCGGTGTCGCCACCGGCCACGTGCCGGCCGGCATGGTGGAGATCGCGCAGAAGGACACCACCACCCCCGGCCTTTACATGCAGTCCATCGCGTCCGGTACCGCCGACCTTATCCAGTTGAAGGATTCCGGCGGCAACTTGCGGTTCCAGGTCACCATCGCGGGAAACCTGGTCGCCCGCGCTAACGCCCTCATGTCGTCAGCCTTGCAGATAGGGGCTGTCTCCGGGGACTTCGGCGGGGGCTCGGCCTGCATCTCTATCAAGCATGCCACGGACCCCTCCACGAACCCGACCGGCGGCGGCATCATCTACGTCGACGCCACCGGGCACCTGTGCTACCGGGGGTCTTCGGGCACGGTCACCCAGATTGCGAGCGCATGATGCAGATAACCCCTGACCAACTTCTGTCCGAGGCCGGCCTGATGGCGCTGGAGCTACGCCTGAAGGACAAGCTCATAGAAAGCCTGCAAGCAGAAATAGTCAGGCTCAGCGCCCTGAACGATAAGGAAGACGACAATGACCAACGTTAAGCTGCTTCAAGACGCCAACAACTTGTCTGATGTGGCTAGCCCTGCTGCCGCGTATAACAACATTTCACCAATGACGACTGCGGGTGATATGGAGTTTGAGACTTCTGCGGGTGTTGCGTCGCGGTTGTCGATTGGTACGCCCGGACAGCTTTTAATGGTTTCCGCCGGTTTCCGTCCTACGTGGGGTGAGCCGCCTATGTTCGCTCCTACTGGCCTGACGGGCGCGGTTGGGGCTAGCCGGTATGTCGGTGCGAACGCAGGTATTCCAGCGTCGGGGAGCTTCAACACTGGTGACTTCATCCTTGACACGTCCATCAACGCTTTCCGTATCTGCTCGGCTGGCGGTTCTCCTGGTACGTGGAACGCTATCTGCGCTGTTTCTGGATCGGCTCCTGTCGCTCTCGGTACGGCTGCATCTGGTTCGGGCGTTACTGTTTCACGGCATGATCACGTGCACCCGGCCACGGGCTGGCTTCCGTCTGACCAGGGAATGATCGACGCCATAAGCGACATTTACGCGGCCCCCAACACCAGCATTCTTATCGGCGGCACGCTCTACCTGGTGAAATTCACACCACGATCTTCTTATACTATTTCCAACCTGTGGTTCGCCGTAACGGCTGTAGGCAACGATACTGGCGGAACAGGCAATAACTTCGTCGGCCTTATTAATTCGAGCGGGACGCTGCTATCCGGTTCGGCTAACGTTTCCACTCGCTTTACCGCTACTGGCGCGGCTATATGCCCTCTGACCACTCCGCAGGCTGTCACCGCCGGCGCGTCCTACTGGGGTGCTATATTAGTGAACTTCGGAACTACCCAGCCCACTCTAGCCAGAGGTAACGGCACTCCTGTGGCAACTAACCTGAACCTGTCCCCGTCGGGGTTTCGTTTCGCTACCAACGGCACCGGACTGTCTGCTATCCCGGCATCCATCACGCCTGGATCTAACATCGGCACAGGCATATCCCTCTGGATGGGCTGGTCGTAAGCCCGGCGAGCTGCTACGGACCGTGACGAGCACGGCACAGCAACTACGCAGCGACTGCTTAACACTCCAGGCCATGGCAACCGTATCATGGACTCAGAACCTATGCCAGTGAGGACATGCGATGGCAAACACTAACGAAGCTCTCGTGTACGGCTGGAGCAACCAGCAGCTCGGCGCTGCCGCTGGCCAGACTGGCTACGCGCAGAACGGTGTCAACCCGGCTGCGGCCTCGGTGTCGGCTGCCGAGCAGCTCACCGCCGACGCTCCGTCTCCGCTCCCGGGCAACGTCACCCAGATCCTGGAGAACCCCGGCTACGCCGCGAACCCGGCCGCCATCTCCCCGGGCGCTGTGACTGCCCCTTCGATCCCGGCGTCCACCGTGGCGGTGCAGAACCCGACCGGCCTGAACTGCCAGGTCTCCATCCTGACTGGCACCCTGACCGTCATCAGCGTCGCCCCGCTGGTCAACGGCGTCGCGGGGACCTTCACCCAGGTGGGCACCACGGCCCCGGCCAACATCAGCGTGCCCCCGGGCGGCTTCATCAAGATGACCTACTCGGTGGCTCCGACCTGGGTCTGGGTCGCGACCAACTAAGGACCCTGAATGACCGTCAACTCGCTCTCGCTGATACCATCGGGCACCTCGGCCGTGTCGGGCTCTCTCACGCCCCGGTACGAGTTCGTGACCGTGCTCAACGAGACCGGGGTCGAGATCTTCGTCCGCACCGACGGCCAGGCTGCCGTGGTCGACGCCGACCTGTGCTACGCCGTGGCCCCGGGCGAGCGAGCGCTGATCGCCAACATGACCCCGCTGTGGGACCAGGCCAGCACGGTTATCCCGGCTGGCTCGGCCAACCAGTGGGGCCAGTGGAAGGGCGGCGGCATGGCGAACCCGGGCACTCCCGTCAGCTTCATCCCGGTCGTCACCGCAACAGCAACCACCCCGATCGTGACCATCCAGGGCGCAGGATAAGAGGAACAGCATGCAGGAAAACACCAGCCCCTTAGCCCCGACTGCGGTTCCTCCGCAGCAGGCGTCGACCTTCTACGAGGTCAAGGTCGGGCAGAACAACGCCCGGCGCGGCCCGCTGCGGTTCGAGGAAGGCATCGCGACCGACACCGACGTCCCCGGCGACTTCGTGCTCGGCGTCCGGCAGGGCATCGTCCCGGCCCCGGGCCGGCCGAACCACAACGCCAACGTCTACGAGAAGCCGGCCGCCGAGGTCATGCGCGAGCGCGCCCACCTGGGCTCGGCCGCGTGGGTCGAGGCCCCGTCCTTCCTGGACTCGTTCGCCGGCGGCGCTTCGCCCGAGGCCGAGGTCCGGTACATCCAGACCATGGTCAACGGCAGCCGGTACGAGCGGCGCAACCCCGCGCAGGTCAACGACTAGTGAAGAAGATCGAGGGCAGCCGCGAGGAGCGCCGGGAGAGGCTTGACTTTGCCTGGCGGGCACTCGCGGATGCCATCATCGACAACTGCGGCGAGAGCCGCGAGCGGTCGCTGGCCCTGACCAACGCCGAGCAGGCCGTCATGTGGACACGCGAAGCGGTGGCCAGGACCGAGTAGGAGCTACCATGGCAGCGCACGAGCACCTGGCGCAGGCCCAGTTCCGCCGACGGGAAGGCCGGCCGAACAAGCACGTCCACAGCGCCTCCGACGAGGAGGAGAGCAGCGCGCCCCGCAAGCCCCATGTCCGGGTCCATGCGTCCCGGCCGCTGCCGAAGCACCACCGGGGGCACTAGTGGACTACTTCCGCGACCGCCGGGCCAGTGCCCAGCCCGGCGAGGACGACTACACCAGGCCGGTGAACCGGGCCACCCTGGTCGAGGCCAATGCCCGGCTCCGCAGCGCCACGCCCCGGTACAAGCTGGACCGCCGCAACACGAACATCGCAACGCTGGCAGTGCAAAGGCACCGCTCCCGGGAGGCCGGAAGCGGCGACTTCGCATCGGTGGGCCACTACCTGGAGTTCCTCCACGGCGTGGCCGAGTAGCTACTTCCGACGCCGGCCCCGGTACTTCTCTTCCGGGATCTCGTCATCCTCGTAGGGGATGATGTAGAAGCTGATGCTGAAGATCAGCACGCACGCCACCACCACGATGAGGACGACGATCCAGCCGTCGGTCAGGTGCACTTACTTGATGAGGACGAGCTTGCCCTTGAGGCAGTACGGCCCGGAGTTGTCGCGCTTCGGCGTGGTGATCTGGACCCGCTGGGTGATCGACGAGCCCTGGCCGATGTAGACGCACAGGCCGCCCGAGAGGGTAACCGGCTTGTCGATGACCGTGGTGGTGCCGGCCGGACCCTGCTGGCCCTGGAGGACGTGGGAGTAGTGGCCGACGATCAGCGTCAGCACGATCGACAGCAGGCCGGTGATGAAGTGGGGTAACGGCTTGCGGCCATCCCCCTGCGGGCCTACGCCGCGCATGCGGTGGCCGCCGGGCGCTGCCGTAGGAATCGGATCGGTGTGCATGGAACCTCCTTGATGGGTTACCGGGCCGTGCCGGTGAGGAGCATCGACGACGGGGCCTTGCCGTTCGGCGTCGGGTAGAAGTTGCTGGAGTGGTGGCTGGCGTACGCCCAGCCGACTCCGAGGATGATGACCAGGGCCACGGCAACGGCGACTGCGGTCCGGGCCATCACACGCTTATCCATGTGCCCCCTTCTCCTTGGAGGCACAGAACCCATCCCACTCGGTCACCCGCTGGATCGCGGCGTTATTGTCCCGGGTGGTGGTGGCGAACCCGACGCCCTTGATGCAGACCAGCGTGATGTTCGGGAAGTCGGAGACGTTCAGGTAGGTCAGGGTGTAGTCCGGCAGCGCCTGCCCGACGCCCTTCTGGTCGTTGAGCTGGCTAGAGCAGCCGGCGGCGGCACTGACGGCGGCCACGGCCAGCACGGCAGTGGCGACGGTCTTCCTGTTGATGAACTTCATGTGCCCTCCTTTGTAGACTGATGCTGACGCTACCATCACAGCCCGCTCATGGCAAGCGGTAGAATCAGAGGTGTCCGTGGACCCGACCTGACGGGATGAGCTGTGGCCTTAGACTTCTTCAGCCCGAGCATGCGGGCGGCCGGCTCTGACCTGACGATCTCGGTCAGCCCGTTAGGGCTCATCGAGCTTGCCGACGAGGAGTTCGAGGTCCATGGCCCGCGCCTGACCCGCTACGCCAACGCGGCGGCCTTCTACCTGGGCCACCACTGGGCTTACCGCCGGCCCGCCGGCGAGCCCCAGGTCACCGCGAACTACGTCGCCGCGCTCTCGGACTTCCTCACCAACTTTACCTTCGCCAAGTCTGTCCAGTTCAACGTCGACCCGGCGTTCACCCACATCACGCCCGCGCTGCTGGACCGGATCTGGAGCCAGGACAACTGCAAGGAAGAGCTGCTGTGGTCGATAGGCAACAGCGGGTCGATCTACGGGGACGTCTTCGTTAAGATCGCGTATGACAAGGCGTGGACCGATAATTCTGGCATGACGCATCCCGGTCGTGTCCGCATCCTCCCGATCAATCCCAGCTTCGCCTTCCCCGAGTGGCACCCGCATGATAAGGACCGCTTGATCCGGTTCAAGCTGAAGTACCGCTTCTGGACTACTTCGACTGAGGGCACGCGCATCGTCTGCACCTACGTCGAAATCATCACGGACGACTACATCGAGGAGTACGTCAATGACCAGCTTATCGACAGGCGTCCGAATCCGCTTGGCTTTATCCCTGTGGTACATATTGAGAATAAGCCCGTACTTGCAAGCCCTTGGGGCCTGTAGGACATCATCGACATCATCCCGCTGAACCGGACGTACAACGAGACCGCGACCGACATCCTCGACATCATCAACTACCATGTCGCGCCGGTCACCGTCATCACCGGGGCCAAGGCCAGCAACCTGGAGAAGGGCGCGAACAAGATCTGGGCCTTGCAGCAGAAGGATGCCCGGGTCGAGAACCTGACCGGCGGCTTCGAGGGCCTGGTGCCCGCGCTGGAGTTCCTGGACCGGATCAAGGCGTGGATGCATGAGCTGACCGGCGTGCCCGAGACCTCTCTCGGCCAGGAGCAGGCGATCAGCAACACCAGTGGAGTGGCGCTGGCGATCCAGTACTTCCCGACCATGCTTAAGTATCACCTCAAGAAGGTTCAGTATGGCACGGGCTTCCGCAGGATTAATGAATACGCCTTAAGGACGCTGTTCATCTTCGAGCCCGAGGCCGCTATCTACGACGCTGACACCGACGGCATCATGCAGGCCGGGCAGTCCCCGTACCTGGACCCGATGGACCCGCAGGTCTACAACACCGACGTCAAGTGGCCCGAGCCGCTGCCGACCGACACGCTGGTCAAGCTCAACGAGATCCAGGCCAAGCTCATGCTGGACCTGGAGTCCAAGAAGGGCGCGCTGGAAGAGCTGGGCGAGCAGTTCCCGGACGAAAAGCTCCAGGAGCTGTGGCGCGAGCAGGTCGACGACCTCAAGATGGCGGCGGCCAAGCGGATCATCAGCGCCCAGGTCGACGCGGCCATCATCGCGCTGACTGGGATCGTGCCCGAGGGAGCCGGCGAGCCGGTCGGCCCGGGCGAGACCGAGGAGACCAAGACCCGCAAGCCCGACGGCACGACGACCACCAAGACCAAGGAGACGCAGCCGTCGGTGCAAGGCCCGACGATACCGAACCTCCCGGGCCTCGGCGACATCGGCAGTATCGCTGCCGCGTCGGACATGCAGACCATCACGGACCTGGTGACCCAGGCGTACGGCACGAAGCTACCGCAGCGCCGATTGGTCAGCAAGAACGAGAACGACGGCATCTCACAGTAGGAGTTCCCGGTGAGTGATCATGTCATAGAGATCACGACCAAGCAGGATCTGGCCCGGTTCACGCGGGCGCACGAAAGTGGTCCTATCACCTGGGAGACCCGGGAAGGCCCGGGCGGCACGCTGATCATCATCGACCACGAGGAGGACCAGTGATCGACCGGGAGCGAGCAGAGTCCGAGGACAGGCGCAAGCTGATAGCCGCGCAGAGCAGGGCCGCCAATCCGCCCCGGCGCAACCGCGTCATCCCGCCGGCCGACCGGGATCAGGAGATGCTGGCCCGGATGGGATTCGCCGTTCACGATGACGACTCCCCGGTCAACTGGGCGGCACTCACAAGGGCTTAATGCGAATCGGTATCATTTAGTCATCGGGACTCACAAGGACAACACTAAGGACGTAACATGCCTGACACCGACCCGCAGGAAACCGCACCGCCGGCCGTCACCCCTGAAGACTTAGAGCGCATCCGCCGGGAGGCCATGGAGCAGGCCCGCAAGGAAGAGCGCGACAAGCTCTACGCCCAGCTCGGCAAGGGCGACGAGCGGTTCAAGGAGATGCAGGCCGAGGTCAAGCGCCTCCAGGATGCCGAGACGGCCCGGGCCAAGGAAGCCGAGAAGGCAGCCAGGCAGGCCGAGGCCGCGCGCAAGGCCAAGGAAGAGGCCGAGATGTCGGCCAAGGAACTGCTGGCGCAGCGCGAGCAGACGTGGCAGCAGAAGCTGGACGAGATCAAGGCCGAGCAGGATGCCCGGATGGCCCAGATCGCGGAGCAGCAGCAGCTCCAGCAGGCGATGTGGGACAAGGAGCGCGAGATGGTGGCGCTCCAGGTGTACATCCGGGACCGCGTGGACGCCGAGCGCGACAACATCGCGCCCGAGCTTCTGGACTTCATCGACGGTACCACCAAGGAAGAAGTCGACGCCTCCATCGAGCGGGTGAAGGCCAAGACGGCGGCCATCGTCGAGGGAATGCGTCAGGCGACCCAGCAGGCCCGGGCCGGAATGCCCGGGGTGGCACCGTCGGGCGGCGCGACCGCCCTTACTCCCGGGCTCGACACCGGGAACCAGAACCTCAGCCCCGACGACATCAAGGGGATGAGCATGAAGGACTTCGCTAAGCTCCGGGCGCAGATGGGCATGGGGAGCGGCGGCGGGCAAGGGCTGTTCAGCTAACTAACATCCACCTCCGGGCATTACCTATACTGAGATCGTGCCCGACTCAAGACAGAGGACATCAACATGGCAGGTGCGATCACCGGGACGAGCTTCTTAGCCGCCAGTCCCACAAACTACACTGGCGGGGCGAACTCCCAGCTCTCCCCTGCTGTCCAGCAGCTCTGGAGCAAGGAGATCCTGTTCCAGGCCATGCCGATCCTGCGGTTCGAGCAGTTCGCGGTCAAGAAGACCGAACTGGGCGTCTCGCCGGGCCTCACCATCCACTTCATGCGGTACAACAACCTGCCGGCTGCCGCGCAGCTCGTTGAAGGTGTCCGCATGCAGTCGGTGGCGCTGACGGCATCGCAGTTCGACATCACCGTCGCGGAGCAGGGCTTCGCGGTGGCGGTCACCGAGCTGCTGCTGAACGCCTCTTTCGACGACGTGATGGCCTCGGCCGCGCGCCTGCTGGGCCGCAACATGGCCCTGTACCTCGACGGCTCGGCGCGCGACACCCTGCGCCAGGCGTCCTCGCTGATCTACGGCTACAACAAGCCCGCGCTGGCCTCGGCCGTGCGGACCCCGCTGTCGCCGTACGACCACGGCGTGCCCGCGACCGGCAACGGCAACCCGGGCCTCCAGCAGGGCAACTTCGCCCTGACCGCCGCCGTCATCAAGGACGTCGCGGAGACCCTGGCCACCAAGAACGTCCCGAGGCTGGGCGAGATCGGCCGGCTGTCCGACTGCGTGTTCATCGAGACCACGCAGGTGTGGAACGACCTGGTGGCGAACCTGGCCGGCGGCGGCGGCAACGCCCTGTACTACGACTCCATCTTCATCGGGGACAACGCCTTCGGGCAC